AAGATTGATTTACCAGTGACCGCAGGATTAGATATTGTAAACATTGCCCAAAAGCAAGTGGGTTTTGTTGAAGGCCCTAACAACGATAACCCCTATGGCACTTGGTACGGGATGAATCATGAACCCTACTGCGCCATGTTCGTTTCCTGGTGTTTTGCCCAAGCTAACGCTGCCCACCTTGTTGCAGCTCAGACCACAAAAGGTTTTGCTTACTGCCCAGATGGTCTAGCTTGGTTTCAAAAAAATAAACAAGTGGTAGGTAAATATGACGGTCTACCAGGAGATATAGTCTTTTACAGTTTTGCTGGCCATGGTCAACCTGACCATGTTGAGATTATTGTTGGAGCTTCTAAAGACGGCATAACAACTATTGGCGGTAACACTAGCCCTGACCATGCTCTAACTGCCTCTCAAGCAAACGGTAACGGTGTTTACCTAAGGCACAGACCATATCTATACGTAATGGCTATATGCCGTCCTAATTACTCTGGCAGTTCTACTCCTGCTAAATCCATAGGAAAAAATAAACCACTTGCAACAGGTGTTGCGGGTGCTACAGCCCTTACAGGTGGCGGAGCCGCTATTCTCCACAATAACTCAAGCCCAACACAAACAAAGCCACCTACAGTAATTGTTGCTCCACCTTTTCCTGGAACATCTGCATTTAAAGCTGAGTATAAGAATCAAGCAGCCATGATTGTAGAGAGAGCTTTAGAAAAAGCTGGGTTGCTTCCAAGCACACTGGTTACAGGCACATTAACTGCTGAAGACTTGGCTCTAATCCCTGTTTACCAAAATAAGTTTAAAATTAAGGGAGCAAAAGGTTTAGATGCCGCAACCTACTCTTCTATGATTAAAGAGGCTGGTAAGTGAAGTACTTTCAAAAAATGTCTGACTGGGCATCTACTGCCTTTGGTTCCCCTTGGTTCTTAATCATACATATTGTGTTTTGGTCTCTTTGGATGGCTTTTGCTATATTTGACCCATACCCATTTAATCTTTTAACCCTTACTGTTTCACTAGAGTCAATCTTGCTTTCTGGTCTACTTTTAAACGCAACTAACCGTTCAAGCAATGAAGATAGGCGTATTATTACTAAAGACCTTAAATTGGACCAAGAAACCCATAACCACATTGAAGAAGTTAGGCGCCATATAAACGAGATTTTGGAGCACATACGTGGGAATAAAGCTTAACGTCACCAACCCAGTACATATAGCTATTTCAGGCACGGCTGCTATGGGTACATGGGCTGCTACGGGCTACTCTACTGACCCAAAACACCTCGCTGCAGTTGCGGCTGCTGCGGTTGCGGGTGTAGCATCTCACAGTGAGGATTCGTCTAAACCAAACGTTCAGGCAGATTCTCATATCGTCACCCCATACGTTAACAATATAGAGGAGTAATAATGCGCATTACCAAATCTGAAAAAGCTCTTGTAGAGCACTACGTTTACGCAACTGCTGCATCAGCAGTGGCTATCTGGCAAACAGGAAACCACCACATCAAGCACGTCCTATGGGCTGCACTAATCGGTGTCGTTGGTCCACTGCTTGCTAAGTTCAACCCTAAAGGTGTTGTATCAGACCTAGCTAAGCAGGAGCATCTAGACGCAACAACAACTGCTGCCCTAACTTCCGTAGCAACAACCGCAGTAGCAGACGCTCAAAAGGCTGTTGCTAAGGCTGCTATCGAAGCAAACGCACCAACAACTAAGTAAGTATCTACAACAGAAGGGCGCCCTACGGGGCGCTCTTTTGCTATACTGATGCTTTAACTAGGAGGATTACATGAAGTGCGATAACTGTTCTAACGAAGCGGCCTATACACACGCTGACCCAGGAGTAAATCCTGCGCATTACTGCACAAAGTGTTTACCTCATTGGCTACATGCTCGTGCCCAAGCTGGACATTTCCCATTAGTATCAGCTGTTGTTGAAAAGGTTGAAGCTGTTGTAGAAGAAGTAATTGATGCACCAGTTGAAAAGCCTATTAAAAAGAAATCTACTACAAAGACTGCCGAAGCAAAGGCGCCTTCAAGTGAGAGTAACTAGGCACCAAGCTAAGCAAGTACATCCAGTTCCAGATAGGATGATTGAGCCTAGAGGCCCATTCCCAAGAGAACTGTTTGATGAACCAACAATTGTCTATGACACCCCAGCCTTTAATGAGGACGGCTTAGATTTCCCATTAGGCGCCACCGTACAGAATAACTACAGTCCACCTAAGTACTTGCGTTGTGGGGTATGCTTATCTAGAGTACTAGAGACAGATACTGACAAGCATATTTGTGAGGAATAATGGCAAGTAGAAAAACTCTTAAAGACACAATGGCATCAGAGTTTAAAGAGTCATTGCAAGTTAGAAAAGATGACATTGAAGTTGAAATGCCTTTGGAAATTTCAAATGTAGGTTCTGAAACAGTCACAGCCCCTACAGAAAAACCTGGCCGTCCAAGAGCTTTGTCTATTGGTTATAACCCAAATACAAAGACCGTCTATATTGTATTTAGAGACAATACTTGGTGGCAGTATGAGGATGTCTCTACTGACGTCTGGCTTGGTCTTAAAAATAGCCGCTCAACTAATTCTTATCTACCTACCCTAGAGGGCAGCTGCTCAGCCCATGGACCAGCGCAAATCAGGGATATTTCTGCTGGTACACTTGCCAGGTTCAGTGACACGGCGTCTAAAGCGAACTCTATTCAAAAGGGAAACCTACAGAACTGGAAGGCGCAGGACTTCTTTAAGGAGAACTAATTGAAAACATACGGAGCACTATACGGCGGAGTATTGCAGTACTGGCATAGGAAGCCTTTTCCTATTGTTGAGGTAGGAACTACTCAAGAAACAGAGCACCCTTTTAGAGAAGGCAAGTGCCTAGTAGTTCGCGCACCTTTTACTCACCCAGGGTTTTATTTAGGACTATGGGTTAAGAACCCAAATATTCATCCAGATAACGACGAAGCCATTGATGAGATTCTTATTAAGGCTATGAAGGCGCGTGAGCATGTTAAAGAAAAAAGCTAAAACTTGGGATAAGCCTTTCTCAGAAAAGGTGGCAAAAAGAGTTGCCAAGATTCCTACTGGTGAATTAGAACAATGGGTAGATAACGCTATTTATGATGTAGGTCGTTGTCTTTCTTCTTACCAAAGAAATAGAGAGCAAGCTTATTTAGATGAAGCTGTGATGGGTGCAGAAGCCCTACATGCTGTTGTAGAAGAGTTGCATAAACGCATGACGCGTGTCTAAATAGATTTGTCGACTTTTGTGATACACTTATCCTGCCTCTCTTCCTCTCCCCGTGGTGGCAGCAAAATTGCCTGGGTTTAAACGCCCAGGCTTTTTGTTTACCTTTAGACTAGGCGCATATGGACCAATTAATAGAAGATGATGAAGAGTTCTACCCAGAAGATGGGGAAAACGCTGCCCCTGAAGAAGAGGTAGAAGAACTTGATGAACTCTCTAAAGAGTTTGTAAACAAGCTTGTAGACCGCTGCATACAATTTCAAACTGCGCTTGTAGGTCACGAGCTTCATCCTTATCAAATGCCTTTGGCTAGACGCATTATTGAATCAGTTATTGTTAATGATGGTGAAGAAGTAACTGCTCTTGCAGCCCGTCAATCTGGTAAATCAGAAACTATTGCTAATACCGTAGCCGCGCTTATGGTTCTACTTCCACGCTTAGCAAAAATGTATCCAGACCTTCTTGGTAAGTTTAAAGATGGAATTTGGATTGGAATGTTTGCCCCAGTTGAAGGTCAGGTAGAAACTTTGTTTGGTCGTACCGTAAACCGCCTTACTAGCGAGCGCGCACTTGAGATTCTAGGAGACCCTGAGATTGATGATTCTCTAGGCAAAGTCCCTGGAGTTACACGTCAAATTAAACTTAAAAACTCAGGCAGCAGTCTTATGATGATGACTGCTAACCCACGTGCAAAGATTGAATCTAAGTCTTTTCATATGGTAGTTATTGATGAGTGTCAAGAAGCTGATGACTTTGTTGTATCCAAATCTATTTCCCCTATGTTGGCCTATTACTCAGGAACTATGGTTAAGACTGGGACACCTACAACCCATAAAAATAACTTCTATCGTTCTATTCAATTAAATAAAAGGCGCCAAACAGGTAAGTCTATGAAACAAAACCACTTTGAGTGGGATTGGCGCGATGTAGCTAAATACAATGAAAACTACGGTAAGTTCATTCGTAAAGAGATGCTACGTATTGGTGAAGACTCAGATGAATTTCAGATGTCATATTGCTGCAAGTGGCTTCTTGAAAGAGGTATGTTTGTAACCTCTACCATTATGGAAGAGCTTGGAGATACTTCACAAGAAACAGTAAAAGCCTGGCATCGTTCACCCGTGGTAGTTGGCATTGACCCCGCTCGTAAAATGGACTCAACAGTTGTTACAGTGGTGTGGGTAGACTGGGACCGCCCAGATGAGTTTGGATACTTTGACCATAGAATCCTTAACTGGCTTGAGATTCAAGGTGATGACTGGGAAGACCAATACTTTCAAATTGTTAACTTTTTAAATAGCTATGACGTGCTAGCTGTCGGTGTGGATGCCAACGGTGTAGGTGACGCAGTTGCTCAAAGACTTAAGCTGTTGCTACCTCGCGCAGAAGTTCATTCAATTGGAAGCAGCCAACCAGAGCAGTCTAAGCGTTGGAAACATCTAAAGGCTTTAATTGACCGTAGATTAATAGGCTTTCCTAACCATGCTAAAACAAGAAGACTGCGTACCCATAAAAGGTTTATGCAACAGATGACAGACTTAGAGACTAAGTTTACTGGCCCTAACTTCCTGGCAAAAGCTCCAGACGAAGCCCATGCCCATGATGACTTTGCCGATAGTTTGGCCATTGCATGCTCTTTAACTATGGATTTAACAATGCCATCGGTAGAGGTTACAAGCTCTCCCTTTTTCCGTTAAGACTTTAACCTGACTTTACGGCAATTCTGTAGCACACTTTTCTACGAGGTACCTCAACCTATAAGGAGTCTTAAATGACAATTGCACCAGACCCAAAGTTCCCAGAGCGTCCAGGAAACGTTTACGACCGTAAAGTTTCTCCTGCAACTCCAGGACAACGCGGACCACTTCGTTTTGAAGAGGGAATCGCAACAGACACAGATGTTCCAAATGAATTCTCAAAGGGCGCTATGCAAGGATATGTTCCTGCAGCAGGTCGTCCAAATCGCAATCAGAATGTATTTGAAAAGCTTCCAGAAGAGACAATGCGTGAACGCGCACATGTCGGTTCTGCTGCTTGGGTAGAAGCCCCATCACATCTTTCTGAGTTTGCTGCTGGTGGTTTTGCTGACCATGGTGATAACCGTATCGAAGAAGTTATTCGTAACGGAGCTAACCAAAAGGCTGGCAACGCTGCAGTAGTTCAGGACTAATTTAACTAAGTCATCTATCCCTGCTATCCACGTGCTAGCAGGGGTGGTACTTAGGATTTCCTATGGCACTAATATCAGGTAAAGAAGTTAAAAAGTCTCCTCATCAGGAGCCTGCTAACCCAAAACTTTGGAATATGCTTACAGCTCAAGCTAGAGCAAAGTTTCGTACCTATCCATCTCCTGCAGCTGCACACTGGGTTCATTCCCGTTACGTGCAACTTGGCGGGAGATTTGTGTCATCTAAGAAAGAAGTAGACCCACGCTTTCGTGACTATGTTCATGAAGCGCAGGATAAAAAAGAAAAAGAACAAAAAGCAAAAGTAACAAAACAAATAGGTACTGGGTCAATTCGAGGCGAACGCTTCAGATAGACCGTGTCGTTTTAAAGATTTATCGACAATGTGGTATTCTATGTACATTCTAGGGAAAGAGGTGACTTGTGAGCGGTATTGATTTCTCCCCTCCGAGTTATCGCGCAGCCTCCTCTGACTTAACCATCTCCATATCCCCACTGGGACTTGTTGAGCTTGCTGATGAAGAATTTGAAGTACACGGACCACGCCTAAACCGTTACTCACTTAACTGGGCAATGTACCTGGGCCATCATTGGTCTTATCGCCGTCAAACAGGTGAGACCCAAATAGCGCTTAACTATTATCGCGCTTTTACAGATTTTGTAATTAACTTTACTTTTGGTAAAGGTGTTAACTTTCGTTCACCTAAACAGACAGAAGCAATAATCCCAGACCTACTAGAACGTGCATGGGAAGTAGACAATAACAAAGCAACAGTCCTTTGGGAAATTGGACAACAGGGCGCAGTATCTGGCGATTGCTTTATTAAAGTTGCCTATGAAGAGGCTTATACAGACCCAGCGGGTCGCAACCATCCAGGACGAGTTCGTGTTCTTCCCCTGAACTCGTCTTTTGCTTTTCCTGAGTTCCATCCACATGACCGTGAGCGCCTGATTCGTTTTAAACTTAAGTATCGTTTCTGGGGCACATCTTTAGAAGGAACACGTCAGGTATTTACCTACACAGAAATCCTTACAGACGATGTAATTGAGGAATACATAAATGATGAACTTATTGACTCTCGCCCTAATCCGCTTGGTGTTATTCCTGTTGTTCATATTCCGAACGTTCGTATTAGTGGCAGTCCTTGGGGTCTTAGTGACTGCAACGATATCATTAACATTAATCGCGCTTACAATGAAACTGCTACAGACATCGCTGATATCGTTAATTATCATGCCGCACCAGTTACAGTTATTATTGGAGCGAAAGCAAGCCAACTTGAAAAGGGCGCTAATAAGGTCTGGGGCGGGCTTCCAAAAGACGCACGAGTTGAAAATCTTGAAGGTGGCTCACAAGGACTAAAGGGCGCCATGGACTTTATGGCTATGCTTAAGAAGTCTATGCACGAAATGGTTGGCGTCCCTGAGACTGCCTTGGGCCAAGCGCAACCAATCTCAAACACATCTGGGGTTGCGCTTAGTATTCAATTCCAACCTTTGATGAACCGTTACCACCAAAAGATTATTCAATACGCACACGGCTTACAACGTGTCAATGAGCTAATTCTATTAAACCTTGCCCTTAAAGAGCCAGAAGTATTTACTTGGGACCCTAATGCAAGCACAGTTCCTCTAAAAGATGGACAGCTTGCTCAACTTGATTTTAATGACCCTATTACATATCAATCATATATTCATTTCCCACAACCATTGCCACTAGATAAGTTGATTGCTCTTAATGAAATCCAAAGCAAGCTATCCCTTGGTCTTGAGTCTAAGGAAGGCGCTCTTCGCACACTTGGTGAAGAATTCCCAACAGAGAAGCTCACAGAAATTCGTCAAGAACTTCAAGATGACGCTGTTGCAGATGGAGCCCTTAAGCTTATCCAGACCCAAATTGAACAGGACATTACATCCATTACTGGAGCTATGCCTGGCGCTCAAGG